GCCGCCGTCCGTGGAGATGAAGAATCCGTTGATCCCGCTCTTCCATGCGTAGGCGCTGTCCTCGATCCGTTCACTGGTGTGAGCATACCGGATGGTGCTGCCGTCTGTTTCCAGGCCGGAAGAATAATGAAGGCCAAACAGCCCGGACGCCAGGTTGTTGAAATACTCCTGCTGCACCGTCAGCGTCCGCACATCAGTCACCTGCGTCTCCACACGGTTGATAGCTTCCGTTGCGATCTGCGCTTCATCGCGCATGGAGCCAAGAGCACCGGTGAGAGAAGAATTTCTGCTGTAGACAGCAGCGTTAGAAAGCGTGATGCTCTTATACCGTTCCAGCAGAACGTCATATTCTGTCTCCGTAACCTTGCAGCTAACCTCGATGCCCAGCTTAGATATATACACATGGACCGTATCGCACAGGCTTACTCTCTCCGCTTCCGCGATATCCGCATAACCGGGGAGCTGCCATAGTTGGGCAAAATCGATCTTAATGTCGATGTCCGGCTCGGTCAGGCTGGTGTTCTTCAGATAGCTTTTGACATAGTTTCGAAGCTGTTCATCGGTCGGAGCTTCTTCAAACTGGCTGGTGCAGTCCAGGACGGAGATCTTCTCATAGTACCGTTCGCCCTCTACTGTGACCACCTTTTCCGGCAGTTCCTTTAGCGTGCCGTCTTCTGAATGCTTCCAGTAGGGATGCACCCCGGTGATCATGTTTTCGATGTTCCGCTCCATCTTGAAGTCGATGAGGTTCTTGCCGTATACGATCTTCACTCCGTGATCGGCACCTCGGTGCCCGTGGAGCTTTGCTGTGTACATATCCCACTCGTACTCCCCGCCATAAGTATCCAGCATAGAGCCGTCCATACCACCGAGACAGCCTCGGACGGTTGCAGGCGAGGTAATCGTAAAGGTGGCAGAGCTGTCGATGTCCGTCCAGAAAGAGAACGGGCACGGTGTTGTTACATGGGAAGAAATAGCCGCCATTGCCGCCTGAGAACCAATAGCGGAAAAGGGCGAAACTGTGATAAAGTTCTCCTGGTACTGGATGTGGCGAGCGTTTATTTCAAGAAGCCCTGTCAACGGAGTCGTGATCTTATAGATCCGGAAGGGCTGTGCGGTCGTCCGCTCCGCAGGCTTTGCGAGGATAATGTTTCCTTCCACCAGGTCTTCCGCATGGATGCCGTCCGATGGGTAGCCCAGTTTTAACTCGTAGCTGCCATTCCGCTTCTCGGTCACAAAGCAGGAAAAAGCGTCGCAGAGCTTCCCGATGCCGTTGGTCTTGAATTGTTCTTCTGTTTCTCTATACAAACACGGGATCATCTGCGCTCCTCCTTCCTTACAGCGTCCACCATCTTGGTGTGACCTCGACCTTTGTTATATTTCCGCTCCAGGAGATCGTGTTTCTACCCGGCTTCAGATCCGGGAAGTCGTCGCTTTTCACATACTCGTTGCAGAAGCCCTGGGCGTCGTAGGCATTGTGTGTCTCGCAGTTCAGGTCGATATACCCGTCGTTAGCAAGGATGCTTACCGTCTGATCCCCCACATACAGTTTGCCCTCTCCGCTGCCATAGACCCGGATGATGGGCTTTGACGGGAAATTATAGGGATTGCGCAGAGTGGTGCTCTCCGTCAGCTCGATCTTCCGCTGCCCCTCCACGCTCCACCGCTGGGGTTGACAATGAAAGGTCAGCTTCATGGTCGCTCCCTTGTTCCGCTTGGGCTCGAAGGAGACTGCATCCTTACAGAAAGCCAACCGGAAGAAGTCCGGATCGTAGGTGTCATGGAGTACCTGATAACCCACGGGGGACAGCAGCCAGCTCTTAACCGCAGCTGTTCGAGGCGGCAGGGAGCCAAAGAAAAAGGCGTCATAGCTGATATCGAGGTTTTTAAACCTCCGCTCTCCTGCCTTGGCGTTCTCCCGGATCAGGTCGCCGTTCTTTCCAGGAATGGTCTGGAGCTCAACATCCACAGCGGGACTGTCATACACAGCTGGGCCGGAGATATAGAGCAGGAAGTCCTTGCTGTTCTTTCCGGCAAAGGTCAGGTAGTTGCGGACGTACCTGGTTTTCAGTTCAAACAGAGACAGGTCGGTCTCTGATAATGTCGGCATTCTCTGCATCGGTTTTCTCCTTTCCGTCCGCCGCAGGGCATCAAAAAAGCACCCTGGATTTCTCCAAGATGCTCTATGTTTTTTAATTCCTTTTCCGTCCAAAATGCGATGTAATCGTATTTTAGCCAATTTCCGTTCTCGACTTACAAGCGTGCCAAAAATTCTGTAGGTGTAAATGCCACAACTTTGCTTTTCCTGAAATCCTTGACGTTTCTCGTGATAATATAGTCCGCTCGGATTCTTTCCGCTGTTACGGATTGCAGCGCGTCTTCATAATCATCCCATTGAATTTCTGCCGCTTTTGTCATGTCTGCCTCAGTCAGGTCTGCAAACTGAAAAATCAATCCCAGGCTTTTCAAAACCTCGTTAATTTTCTCAGGTGTCAGCTCCTTCCGCATGATATAGACCAGATTTGAGAAGGTGAGCGCGGAAACATACCCCTCCGCCTGTCTGGTTTCACAGAGCTTCCATACTTTGGATGAGTCCTCCACGTGAGGCTGACGATTCTGCAGGACATCAAGGATGATATTCCCATCAATCAGTAATCGCATATTTCTCTCTCAGCCTCTCTTCCTTCACCTGATCCAGATCGGCGTTCTCTTTAAGAATTCCCGTTAAAGAGTCGGTCAGATACGATACTGCCGCTTCTCTGGGCAAAAACCGTCCGACCTCTTTTCCGTTTTTCGTCACGATGACCTCTATACCGTCCATGACCAGAGACAGATATCGGCCAAAATTATTCTGCATCTCTGTTGCAGTTGCCGTTGCTGTTTTTCCAATCATAGTGTCCACCTCGCTTTCTAAATTAGCTACTTTTATTATATTCTATTTTAGCTAATTTGCAAGAGGCATTTAATGTCTACCCCGAAGTATTTTTGCGTATTTACGCATTTATTCTTCGAGTTGAACCCGATGCAGGGCTTTATCTGCCCCACACCGAGTCATCTTCGTTCAGCATCGCGTTGATACGGTCTGCGACCTTGTCAGCAAGATCATCATCGTTCTGGACGTTGTAGCCGTTGACGTTGACCGTCAGCCCGCCCATGTTGATGGTCTTGGAGTTGCTAACAGAGCCGCCTCCTGCTCCAGCCAGCGCCAGCTGACTAGCATTGATCTCCGGGATAGAGAGGCCGGTAAACACACCGCTCATGGAGTCGGACAGGCTCCGAACTGCGGCCATGACTACCTTAGCGTTCTTCTTGATGCCTTCCGCCATGAGTTTCATGAAGTCAGGCATATACTCGTCCGCATGAGAAAGAGGACCTTCCTCCGGGACCGAGAAGCCGAGGGTGTTGTCAACCGCAGAAGCCAAGTTGCTCGCCGCACTCCTCACCCGCCATGCCTCAGCGTTAATGCCAGCCGCCATCTGGATGCAGATGTCACGGCCCCATTGGTAGGCATCGCTGCCCATGCTGAGGTAAGAGCTGACGCTGGTTTTAATTGCCGAGCACGCCGTGGACACATTGGTCTTCATCGTATTCAGGGCATTGGTCATGTTGGTATTGGCATCTGCCATCTTGTTTTTCACGATGTTCGCAATCTCTGTGAACGTATCGGAAAAGAGCTTTTTGATAGCCGCCAGCACTTCCGTGACCTTATTCTTCATCTCGGTCAGCGCCGTGGAGATAGTCGTCTTAATGGTCGTCCAGCTCGTGGTCGTGTTGGAGATAATGGCCGTGTGTGTATTGGCGATGGTGTTTTTGATCACCGTCATGGCCGTGGTCACCGCAGTACGGATCGCCGTCAGCGCAGAGGTAATCGTGTTCTTGATGCTGTTCCAGCTGGTCGTGGTGTTGCTGTTAACCGCCGTCCAGGTATTAGCGATGGTGTTCTTGATCACGCTGGCGGCCGTTGTTACCGTCGATCGCATGGATGAGCAGACCGAGCTGATTGTGCTCTGCATCTGCTTCCACATAGAACCGGTGGTACCATTGGAGCCGCTCCATGCCGTGGACATGCTTTTGCTGATCTCCACACTCACTTTGCTGACAGCGGACTTCATAGAGGTAAGGGTGGCGTTGACGGCAGACTGGATGCCGGTCCCGGAGGATTGGATCACCGTCGTAATGCCCATCACCGCAGTCTGTACGGCCGTCCGGATCGCTGTCCAGCTGGTCGTGGTAGCTGTCTGCACCTGCGTCCAGAGAGTGCGCACTGCCGTAGCGACCTGCGTTCCGGCTGTCGTGGTGCTAGTGGCGATCTGTGTCCAGGCATTGGTGTAAGCCGTCTGCACCGCAGCCATAGAGGTCGTGATGGAATTGGAAAGCGTCGTGGAAAGCCCGCTCGCCGCCGTTTCCACCAGGGACACATTGCTGTTGATGCCGCTTGCCAGATTGCTCATGAAGTCGGGCATCCAGCTCTCCATGTCCGCCAGAGGTCCTTCATCCGGCACAGAGAAGTGCAGGAAGGAGCGGATCTTACTCGCAAGGTTGGACACAGCCGAAGTGACCGTGCTTGCCGCGTTCCGGATGCCGGAGGCGATATTGCCCACCAGATCCCGACCCCAGGAGACTGCACCGCTGACCACATTGGAGACAGCCGTCTTCGCTCCGGTAAAGGCATTAGAGATCGCCGTCTTGATGCTCTGCACCTTGGAGGAAATGCTGGTAAGCATCCCCTGGAAGCCGTTCACCACAGAAGTTTTCAGATTGGTGACCGTTGTGGACACAGACGTTTTGATGCCCGTCCATGCCGTAGAGATCGAAGTCTTAAGGTTGTTTACCGCCGTCGTGACAGAGGTTTTCAGCCCGTTCCATGCCGTAGTAACGCTGGTCTTTAAGGAATTAACCGTCGTGGTGACGGAAGTCTTCAGACTGTTCCAAGCCGTGGTTACGCTGGTTTTCAGGCTGGACATTGCCGTTGTGACGGAGGTCTTTAGTCCATTCCATGCGGTAGTCACGCTGGTCTTGAGACTGGTCACCGTCGTTGTGACAGCTGTCTTCAGCCCATTCCATGCTGTGGTGACTGCAGTTTTCAGAGCCGTAGTCGCCGTGGACACAGCGGACTTCATGCCGTTCCAAGCAGTCGTCACGCCGATTTTCAGCGAATTGACGGTTGTGGTTACACCGGTCTTGATCCCATTCCAGGCTGTAGTGACTGTGGTTTTTATCCCGTTGCCGATGGTCGTGACAGTCGTCTTGATCCCGTTCCACACGGTCGTGACCACTGTTTTTATCGCATTGACCACAGTGGACACGACGGTTTTGATCGCATTCCAGGCATTGGTGATGGCGGACTTAATGCCGTTCATCACGGTCGTGACCGTCGTTTTGATCGTATTCCAGACCGTAGTGATCACGGTTTTGATTCCGTTCACCGTATTGGTGACCACGGTCTTGATCGTATTCCACACAGTGGAAATGACCGTGGAGATGCCGGACATCACGGTTGTGATGATCGTTTTTATGGCATTCCAGACGGTCGTGATAATGGTCTTTATCGTATTGATGATCGTGGAGATGACCGTTTTAATGGCACCCCACACCGTCATCTGCCCGGACTTGATGCCACCCGTGACGTTATCGACCGTGCCCTTGATAGCGTTCCATACCGTGGTGATGATGGTCTTTATCGTATTGACCACCGTAGAGATCACGGTTTTGATCGTATTCCATACGGTTGTGATAACCGTTTTGATCCCATTTACCACGGTCGTGACGTTCGTCTTTATGGTATTCCAGGCTGTAGAGACCACTGTTTTGATCCCATTCATCACCGTGGAAATGACGGACTTGATCGTGTTCCACACGATAGAAATATGGGTCTTGATCGCATTGACCACTGTGGTGACGGTTGTCTTTATCGCATTCCACACCGTGGAGAAAATGGTCTTGATCCCGTTCAGCACAGAGCTGAAGAAGGATTTTATTCCATTCCATACGGTTGAGGCCGTGGTCTTCAATCCATTCCACAGATTTACCACGGTAGTCTTAATGGCTGTCCATACCGTTGTAAACGTGGTTTTTATCGTGGTGAGAACTGTCGTGAAGAATCCGGAGATCGCATTCCACACCGTGGTCGCTACAGTTTTTATCCCGTTGATCGTATTGGTAAAGAAGGTCTTGATGCTGTTCCAGGTATTGGAGAAAAATGCTTTTACGCTCATCCATACCGTATCCCAGTCCGTACCGAACCAGGAGAGGAACACATTCGCTACGCCTTTGAGCGTTTCCAGCACCGTGGAGAAAATCGATTTGATACCCTCCCAGATTGAGGAGAACACGCTCTTCACCGCTTCCCACGCCCCGGACCAGTTGCCCTGGAAGAGATTACTGAACACATCAAAGAGACCAAGCAGCACATCCAGCACCGTTCCCAATACTGTGGAGATCACCTGGAATGCGCCTTCGAATACAGGGGCCAGCACCTCGCAGAACTTATTCCATACCGCTTTGATGACCTCGGTGATGTCCTTAAAGGAAAAGCCCAGGGCATTCAGCCGCTGTACGATGCCGTCAGAGAAAGCTTTGAACTTCGCCTTCAGCCCTTCCCAGATGGCCGTGACTTTATTGCGGAATTCCTCGTTGTTCTTCCACAGGTTCACAAAGGCCGCGACCAGGACAGCGATGACGGCAACAACTGCCAGCACTGTACCGGACACACCTCCAAGAGCCACCTTCAGCGCGTTGAACACGCCCCCGCTCTTCTTCACGAAGCTGGTTACTTTCAGAATGCCCTTGCCGAACTTGGCAAAGCCCTTCATAGCTGTGCCGACCTTCGTGACGACTGTACCGAGCACGACCAGCAGCGGGCCAATGGCAGCTGCAAGAGCCGCGACCTTCAGGATGGTCTTCTTCTGTGCCTCGCTCATGCCGTTCAGCTTGTCCACGAAGGCCTGCACCTTGCTCACCACTGCACGGATGGCAGGCATCAGCAGCTCACCGAAAGAAATCGCCAGCTCTTCCAACTGGGATTTCAGGATGGTCAGCTGGCCTTTCAGGTTATCCTGCATGGTTGCCGCCATCTTTTCGGAGACACCATTGTATTCCTCCACCCATTCGATGCCCTTTTCCAGCGCCTCGGACATGGGAATGATCGCTCCGTCCTTGGTCTTGACAAAGGTATCCGAACAGGAGTCGATTGCGCCGGAAAGTTTGTCGATATCCTCTGGAGCCGCATTCATCAGCGCCAGAAAACCGGACATGGCATTCTTGCCCACCAGGGCTTCCGCCGCATTGGCCTTCTCCGATTCAGTCATCTGCGCAAACGCGCCCCGACAGTCGGAAAGGATATCCGAAAGATCTCTCATGGAGCCGTCCGCATTGGTGGTCTGGATCGTCACGTCACCGAGGGCCTTGCCGGAGAGCTTCACTTCACCGGTCAGGTTGTTCATGATGGTACGAAGGGCCGTTCCTGCCTGACTGCCCTTGATACCGCTGTTTGCCATCAGACCAATGGCTTCCGCCGTATCCTCTGCAGAGAAACCAAGAGCACCGGCAATAGGTGCACAGTACTTGAAGGTTTCGCCCATCATGGACACATTGGTATTAGCGTTGGAAGAAGCTGCCGCCAGGATATCC